AACTAATGAAGTCAAAGAAGTAAATGCAAAGGTTAAAGATTTAAACGGTCAAAGTGCAACCTTAAAACAAGGTATGCAAGGATTAAGCGGCGTTACTCAAATATTTGGTGGTGCGGTTGGTGACTTGTTTGGTAAATTGCAAGGAGCTACTGACCAAATGGGAAAACTGACTAATGTTTTCAGGTCTTCTACTTCGAGCATTGGAGGTAGTTCAAAGGCATTAAGAATTTTTAAAGTAGCACTTGCATCAACTGGAATTGGTTTATTGATAATTGCACTTGGTTCATTAGTATCTTATTTTACCAATACACAAAGAGGTGCAGACAAAGTAAGCAAGGCATTAGCAGGATTAAAGGCAGGCGTTGCGGTAATTGTAGATAGATTTAGCTCATTAGGTGAAGGGTTAATTGCTTTGTTTAAAGGAGATTTTTCAGAAGCTGGGGCAATATTCAAAAAGGCGGTATCAGGAATTGCAGATGAGATTTCACGTGAGGCAAAAGAGGCTGTTTCATTAGAAAATAGATTACAGAAATTAGAGCAACGAGAAATACAACTAATCGAAGTGCAAGCTAAAAGACGTGCAGAAATTGAAAAAATGAAATTGTTAGCTCAAGAGAATTTTGAAAATGCGGACAAAGCAGCTAACTACATAAGTAGAGCAATAGAGTTAGAGAGGCAACAAGCAAATGAACAAATAGCAATAGCAAAAGAACGAGCATCAATAATCAAAGCAAATGTAGGATTAGGTGAGTCAATGAATGAAGATTTGCGAGCGTCAGCAGAAGCGAATGCAAGGGTAATTGAATTGGAAGCTGAAAGGGATAGCAAACTAAAAGAACTTACATCACAATTAAGGGGTTTTGGGAATGCTCAAAAATCTGCAAATGAAGCGGTGGAGGACGGTGCAAAAGCTAGAGAAAAAGCCGCAGCAGATGCACAAGCACAAGCAGAAAAGCAAGCTGCAGAAGCTAGAGAAAAAGAGTTTTCAAAAGCAATATCAGACCTACAAGATTACTATGCAGACAGAAAGCTAATAATAAGCCAAAATTTTATTGATGGCTTAATTTCTGAAAGTGAATACACTAGCCAATTATCTCAACTAGAAGATGAGCATAGGCAAGCAGAATTAATAGCACTAGATGACTACGGTCAAGACAAAACTCAAAAGGAGCAAGAAATAGCAGATAAGATAATTGCTATTAAGAAAGATGAAAACGCAAAAATTGCAGAAGCAAACGCTCAATTAAAGCAAGATGAAAAAGATGCAAAAACAAAAGAAATAGAAGATTATGAACGATTAACGCAAGAGCGACTTCAATTAGCACAAGGGCTGTATCAGGACTTAAAAGCGTTATCTCAAACTTTCTTTGACGACACAGAAGAAGGTCAGAAGAAAGCCTTTGAATTTAACAAAATGGTATCAACTGCTGAAGCTATTGTTCAAACTTATTTATCAGCTTCAAAAGCATATAAGTCAATTAATACCAGGCGACCCTACAAGCATAGTAAGGGCTCAAATTGCGGCAGGTTTAGCGGTTGCTAGTGGTCTTGCTAGAGTTGCAACAATTCAAAGAACACAATTCAATTCAACTTCGTCAAGTGGTGCTGATGGTGGTGGCGACAACACTCCAAGCAATTCAACATTACAAAGGCAACAATCAACAACTCCAAACGTACCAATAATTGAAACGGGTGGCGAAGGTCAAAAAATTAAAGTCTATGTCACCGAAACAGACATCAGAAACACTACAAAAAAGATGACTTCCATTTATAGTAAAGCTATTGTAACGGAGTAGAATTTGACAAACTAAAAAAGTAGGTACTTCTAATAAATGGAATTACCTATTTACGAATTAAGGATTGACGGAGATGGAACGGGTGTAGAAGCCGTTGCACTTGTTAATCAACCTGCAATAGGCTTAGAATACCAAGCATTTAACAAGGCTATGAAGTTTAATATAGCTGATGAAGAGCAGCGTGTAGTGATGGGTGCTGCAATGATACCTGACCTTCCTATTTACAGAATGGATAATGAACGAGGCGAATATTACGCTTTATTCAAAAAAGAAACAATACGCAAAATAGCTGAAAAGTTTTTCAAAGAAAATAAGCAATCCAAGTTCAATGAAAGTCACGATAGTGCTAAAATGGTAAAAGGTGGCTTTGCGTTTCAATCTTTTATTACTGATAAAAAGATGGGTATTTCTGCTCCAAAAGGATTTGAGAATGTAGCTGATGGCACTTGGTTTATTGCTGCTAAAATCGAAAATGACGAAGTATGGAATAAGATTAAAAGCGATGGAGAGTATAAAGGGTTCAGCATTGAAGGAATGTTCGATGTAGTGCCTTATCAAACAATGTCAAAAATTATAAGTAAATACATATGAATTTAAAAAAAGCATTTCAGGCTTTCAACGATGCGTTGAAGGATGATGGCGGAACTGAACAAGGTTTTGGTGAAGCGGTTTTAGCTGATGGCACTATAATCAAATGGGATGGCGATTTGGTTGAAGGTGTTGCAGTTATGAAAGTAACAGACGAAGGTGAGTTATCTCTCGAAGATGGTTCTTTTGTTTTAGAAGATGGAAGGACTATTGAAGTGCGTGGTGGCTTAGTTGCTGCTATTACTGCAATCGAAGAAGATATGAATAAGGCTTTTGATGCTGATGCGTTTAAGGCTGAAATATCTGCAATGATTGATGACAAATTAGCTGCTTTAGGTTTTGCAACCGTTGAAAGCGTTGAGGCTATGGGTACTAAATTAGCAGAACAAGTGAGTGTAATGGCTGAACAAGTTATGGATGCTTTTGAAAAAATGGAGCAACCAAAACCGACAAAAGAGCCAAAGAGTGAAATCGTTGATGACCGTACAGCAAAAGCAATCCGTATGGCAGCAGCATTAAAAAAGTCAAACAATTAATAGAATAAAACAATGGCATTTGATGTATCAGGATTAACGGCATACGTTAATCAAACAAGTACCGAGTTAATCGGAAGGGCTTACTTCGAAGCGAAGTCGGCAGATTATTTTACATTGCAAGCTGGAATAAAATCTAGTGAGGCAATTCAATTACTAGCAATAGCAGCAGTTCCACAAGCGGACTCAGCGTGTGCATTTAACGCAAGTGGCACAACTACTTTAACACAACGTAATATTACGGTTGGAGCGGTTAAGTATCAAGACACTTTGTGTATGAAAACACTTCGTGCATATTGGACTCAAATCTTACTTAGAGCAGGTTCAAACGCAGACTCAGAAGTGAATGAGCAAATGGCACAAGCAGTATCAGACCAATTAATTAAATTAGTTAAAGAACACGTTGAGGTTCTTGATTGGCAAGGTGACACTGCAAGCGGCAATGCTTACTTGAACAAGTACGATGGATTAATCAAATTGATTGATGCAGCGTCACCGATTAATGGTAACACTGGAGGTATTACAAGCGGAACGGGTATTACAACGGGTGCGAGTGGAAATTCTGACACTATTGTATATGCAATGTGCGATGCAAGAACGGCAGCTTTAAAATCTGCAAACGACCAAGTAATATTCTGCGGTACTGATTTCTTTGATGGTTTGGTTACTACGTTAATCGCAAAAAACAACTTCCATATTGATGCGACTTCATTTGCAAATTACGAAATGCAAATACCTGGACGTAACGTAAGATTGGTAGGTGTTAATGGACTTGTAGGAACAAATCGTCTATTTGGTTCATATCAATCTAACTTTGTTTTAGGTGTTGATATGATGAACGAAGAAGAAGAGTTCAAAATCTGGTATTCACAAGATGATGACAATGTGAAATACTCAATCAAGTTCAAAAGAGGAGTTCAGGTGGCGTATCCATCTCAAGTTGTACAATTTGAATTAGCATAGATTATGGCTTGCAGTTTAACAACGGGATTTCAAATTGGGTGTAATGACTCTAGCGGTGGGGTTGTCGAGTTTATAGTCGGTAACTTTGGTGATTTGGGTGCGGTTACACAGAATGCATCTGGTATGGTTACTGCGATTGGTGGTTCTGCATTTGCTTACACGTATGAAGCCGAAAAGGCAACAAGTACGTTAAATGAAGGCATAATGGTCAACCGTGAGAACGGTACTAATTATTTTGAACAAACAGCAGCTTATATCTTAAATAAAACGTCGCAAGACAAAAGAAACCAGATTAAGCTACTTGCTCAAGCATTATTGACTGTAATTGTTAAAGACAAAAATGGTAAATACTGGTTAATGGGTAAAGATGCGGGTGTTCGATTAGATGCGAGTTCGGCTGCGTGGGGTACTGCAATGGCAGACCGTAACGGCTATACTATTAACTTTAAGGCAGAAGAAACAGAACCGATGCCAGAAGTTGACTCTACAATAATTGCGGCATTGCTTGCATAAAACTTAGGGGTTGTTCATAGATTAAAACGTCAATCAGTAATGATTGGCGTTTTTTTATATCAATTTTCAATAAATGGTACTTATAATAAATGTTTGTCATCAATTCTAATTCAACTCAAACTTTAGACGTAAATATATCAGATGAGTATTCATTGGATTACTTTTTGTTTGCTTTGAGTGGTAATGGATTGGCAACTCGAAAACTATTCTTTTGCACTCCTATATTTACAAAAATACCACGTGTTGTAAGTTTTAGTATTACAGAAAACAGCACAGAGGATTTATTAAACGGTGTAATAAGTTTACCTAATGCATCAGATTTGTATTGTGAGATTTACAATGTAGCAAGTCAGACGTTAGAACTTCCAACAAGTGAGCCAATTTGGAGGGGTTTATTTAGAGTTTACAGAACATCAGTGACAACCAATAAAAAAGATATAGCAATTACTTACAAAGAGTATGACCCAAGACAATAATCAACAAATATTTATACAATTAGAAGCGTATCAAACGCCAAAGATTACGGAAAATAAATCAAAAGGAATAATCTATTTTGGTGAGGATAATATATTTCCTGAAAAGTTGGTTGATTTGTATAATGAAAGTCCCACACATAACGCAATTATAAACGGCAAAGTAGGTTACATTGTAGGCGATGGATTAACATTTGAGGGTGAAGATACGAGCAAGACTATTGCAGCCCGTCAATGGCTTAACCGTGCGAATGATAGTGAAACGTGGACTGAATTAATAAAGAAAGTTGCAACGGATTATGAGTTGAATAATGGCTTTTGTATTGAGGTATTAAGAACAAGCGAAGGGAACAAATATTATCACGTTGATTTTTCGAGAATAAGAGTAAGTACTGAAGGTGGTTTGATTTATTCTGAAAATTGGGCAAAAGACGGGAAGCGTAATTTTAGACCGACAACGGAAATTGTGCCAAAGTATTCACCATTTAGAGATGATAAAAGGTCTTTTATTTACTATTGTGAATATCGCCCTAATATGGACCATTACCCGTTACCCGTTTATATGGGTTCACTTGCTGCAATAGAAACCGATGTTGAAATCAACAATTATTGGGTAAATGAAATAAAGAACGGTTTTAGTGGTGGTAATTTGCTTACGTTTAATAATGGCGTACCTCAAAACCCTGAAAAGCAAAAAGATATTGAGAGAAGGTTTAAGAATAAATACACGGGTTCAGAAAATGCAGGGCAATTAGTAATAAACTTTGCAGCTAACAAAGAACACGAACCGACATTGCTTGCTTTAAGTGGAAATGATTTGCCAGCACGATATGAGCAACTAGCAAAAACGGTTCAGCAAAATATATTTATTGGTCATAGGATTACTTCTCCGATGTTGTTTGGTGTTAAAACAGAGGGGCAACTTGGAGGACGTGGCGAAATTGCAACATCTTACGAGATATTCAAGAAAACGTATGTAAGCGAAAGACAACAAACATTACTAAGGGTTATCAATAGACGAATGATTGATGACATTGGTTTTGGAGGTGTTACGATTAATCAATTTGAACCAGTTGAACAAGTACTTGAACTATCAGAACAAACGATAGTAGCTAATTTAAGACCAGAGGAAATAAGGGAGTTAATTTCACGCCAGACAGGTATGGAATTAAAGTCAAACTTTCAAAAGTTTAGTGAAGAAGATATTGAACTTGAATTAGTCAAACGATTTGAGAAAGTTGGTGCAAGTAAAGATAATTTTGAGGAGGTTTTGACTTTAGATATTGATTTTGCTGCAAACGGTGAGCCGATGGAATTTGCAAACGACTTAAAAGAACTTGATGTCAAGATTTTGAAGCTAGTCGAAAGCAATCCCAAAATGTCAATGGGAGAAATATCAAAAGCATTAGGAGTTTCAATATTAGAAGTTAATAAGCGTGTAGGGTTGCTGCAATCAGCGAATAGAATAGTAAAGGACGGGTTAAATTGGAGTTTGCTACAAGCAGGTAAAAACGTGCTTAAAATACTGAATTTACCAGTCACAAAAGAGAAACTGCAAATCAGATATAAATACACTTTGCGAGATGATGCACCACCTTTAAAGGGTGGCAAATCAAGAACGTTTTGCCGTGCAATGATGTCTATTGATAAGCTATGGACACGACAAGAAATAGACTTTATTAGAAACGATATGAAGTCGAGTGGTTTTGCCCCTCAAGTAACTGATGTTTGGTTAGCACGTGGAGGTTGGTATAGAAAACCTAATACCGATATTTCAGTTCCTTTTTGCCGTCACATTTGGAAACAAGTAATAGTTAGAGAAAAGAAATGAGCTACGATGTAACATTAATAATAGGTCCTTCATTTATCAAGGAAACAACATCAATACACGACAATACTGATGACAATTTACTTGTACCTTTAATAAGGGATTGTCAAAGGTTATTTGTTGAGCCTATTTTGGGAACTGGATTATTTGATGAAGTGATAAATGAAATCAAAGCAGGTTCAATATCAGCATTAAACACTATTTTGATTGATGAGTATTTGACCGATGTGATTAGTAATTGGGTTTTAGCTCGTTATATAAGACAAGGTAGTTACAAGGTTACTAATAAAGGAACGGTAACAATGTCAGGCGACAATGCAACAATCACTACTAAATCTGAATTGATTGAACTTGCTCAAATATACCTTGATAATGCAGAAGAGTACGCTCAAAGGACTACTTTGTATTTGATGGAAAATGAAACGGATTATCCATTATATCAAAATCCACCAGATGGGTTCGACATAATTAAACCAAGACGTGATAACTATGAAACAGGGTTCATCCTATAAACCAAGCGAAAAAAATAAACAAAAGTTAATTGATTACTTTAAAAAACATAATATCGGTATTAAACCAATTCCAGAGCAACCACGCACAAATAAGGGAAATACTAAGGGGAACACCTTATGATGTAGACTCTTTGCAAAGCGTTG